ACCAGTTGCCCTTTCGTCGCCCCGCTCAGATCTGCGGTCGCCACAATGAGCTGCTGACGTACGTATTCCAGTTGCTGACTGTTCATGCGGCTTCCTTCTGTGGCTGGTTGGTTTTGGTCTGGCTGTGCTTTGCTACTGGCGGCAGGTTGGCGCGCTTAACGCTTTCTGCCTGGTACCGGAGAAGTTCTGAAAAATTCATAAGTCCTCCCGGCCCGGGTGAAGGCTTTTCAGCATTTGGTACTTTCTTTGAAACCGAATACCTTTGCTGATTGCTGAGAACTGAATGCGACATTTTTTGTAATTGATATGACTGATAATGCCCATCGCGATCAGCGGAATGAGGTAAAAGGCCAGCAGAAATAAAGACTCAAGTTTCATGCGGCCTCCCGCTGTTTCAGTGCTTTGAGCTTGGCGCGGTATTCATCGCGGATCCGAATGAAATCTTCACGGCGGTAGTTGGTCATTTCGTGGGGACCGTTGAGCCAGTCGACGTAATCCTGCCCATAACGAGCGACCAGGCCCGCTTCGTAGTGCTGCGCGACAGTGGCCTCCTTGGCGGTATACTTCCCAGCCCCGGCATTACACGATTTGCACTGCTTATGGGCGTTGCGTTCTTCAAAGCGCAGCTCAGGGTTGGCGCCTACCGTTTTGAAGTGGCCGCAGTCCCATTGGCCGCCGTGCAGATCAGGCGGGTTGGTCTCACCGCAGCTGATGCATGGCAAATCGGCATCGCGCGCACGGATGAAGGCGTTGAAAGCTTGCTGAGCTTGTGCTTTGTAGTAACCGGCAGGCCGAAGCTCTGCCAGCCGCTCCTTGCGGCGTTTACGCCCGGCCTTCTCTGCCTCTTTCTGCTCCTTGATGCGCTTGGCCGCGGCCTTAACCTTCTCCTTTTCGCGCTCTTCCATCGCGAGAATTGCTCCGTGCTCCGGACAGCACCAGCGGATCCGGATGTCGTGGAATTTCGGAACGAAGTATTCACCGCATACTTTGCACTTACGGCGGGATGGTTTACGCATGATTCCTCCGTGCCGCGAGACGCAGCCATTTCTGATCAACCAGGCGGGCGGTGTAGCCCTTCAATGTTGGGATATCAGACGGCTTAATCGCGGGCTTACGCTTACGGCGCGCCGGAACGCGGAAAATTTCGTTGGTGATGACGCGGGATAGTGGAGTAGACATCAGGCCTCCTGCTTATCGCGCAGCACCTGAAATTCGCTGCTTTGAGGGATGGTGAGCACCAGGCCAAACTGAGCGCACCAGCCTTCCACCTGGCACATGAAATGGTGCATGTCGCCAGTGTCCAGATCGGACGTGTGGCGCAGCTCTAATTCAATCGTCTTATTTCCGGTGACGAAATCGGTGTACTCCACCTCTTCATAACCGAGATAGGTCTTTTTGAGGTTACGTTTTACCCACGCAGGCGTGGCGTCAGATCGACCGGACTTGATCAGGTAATCGCTGATTTCCTTGTACCAGACATGGCTCAAGCTATTTTGAGAAAGGCTTCTCTTCTCGTGCCAGTCTTTGAGCTGCAGGCGGAAGCACTTCCCGTTTTCGAGGAGAGGTTTCAGATGCTGAGTGATAGCGCCAAGGTTTCCACGGTGTAGCTTGATGCCGTCTTTGGGGAGAATCATACGGCCTCCTTAACGGAAACCGCAGAATGCAGAAAATCGCAGGTGCATTTCTGCATCTGTGACAAGGTGAGGATTTCAGATTGTGGTCGCATTTAAGTCCCCTTAAATGCGCAGAAGTCATCGAAGTTGTTCAGGCTCCGATGACATGATTATGGCTGGTTGATTATAGAAAATCAAAGGTCTTCTTCGTCTTGGTATTTCAGCCTTTTGTCTTTTATTTTCTGAAGTTTCTCCTCAAGCGCTGGAAGAACCCACTTTGCAAGTTCGGTTGCAGGAAAGCCATTCTCTTTGCGTATGCCCGAAGCAATCTCAGCAGCTTTTAATCCAAGTAAGGAAAACTGGTATTGTCTCTCATCGAAATACTCTCGATGATCTGTAGGTGAAGACATGTATTCAGCGACAAAATTAATAGATTTTATAGCCTCATTTTGCTTCATTGGAAGGCTACAAATTTCGTACATTGTTTTTGATTTCAGAGACTTCCAGTTTCCCTTAACTAATGAATAATCAATTTTGTCAGGAAGTTTTGTTATAGATTCATATTCACCTTGATCACCATTAGGCTCGCCATCATCTTGGACAACCTCAGCACACTTAACAGCATAATTTTCAAGGAGGAAAACCAATTCTGCACAAATGAATTTTCTTTCTGGGCTAGACTGCCTATTTTCTTTGAACCACCCGATAAAGTGGTTTGCACCATGGCCTATTACTGCCCCGATTGCGCCACCGATCATTGAACCAACCCACAGTTCCATTTAGGCTCCCTATTTCGTATTGGCTTCTGTCATTTCTATGTAACGTGGATCGCTTGCCTTAGGAAATTTCAAACTCTCCTCTCGGTAATGTCTCAACCGTTCAAGGAAATAATCGCGTAAATGCTCGGGCTGCTCGCGCATCACCACCTCAGCGATAACCGGCATGTTCAGGCGCTCTTTGTACGCCACGCCGGAGGCCGCAAGGTCAACGTTAACTTTGTCGCGATCTTCCTGCGGTTTTGCAGCAATATTCCAGTCAGACATTAGTCAGCAGTCCTCCCTCTCTTCTTTCTGGTCTCATAAGGAGATCTAAAACCATCAACAGATTCAACCTCTCCAGCATCAAACCGTTTCGCATTTGCAATTTGTGATTTCCTCCATAACTTTTTATGTCTTTTCATTGAAGCTTTATATTTTTCTGCTGGAGTCATTTCTTCGTTAGACATAAAACCCCCTCGGTTATTTGAGGGGATTATAGATCACTTCTGCTGCGGTGATGCTGCTACCATCCGGCGATACACATCATAAGTTCCGAATTGTTCATCACCAGCCTCAAGCATTTCATGGGTGGGTTCTTCTGGCACCAGCACCCAACCATCCGGAATCACCGGAGATTTGCCAGCCTCATAAGCAACGCGCAACCAGTGAAAAAACACCTCCGTCATCACGCATCCACATTCAACGTCAATAGTTCCTGTCTGCTGCGAAAGCCACTGATCGAATGGCAACTTGTAATCCGTAGTTACAGGTTCGGCACCCTGAAGCATGGCGGCGCGGACAGTTCTGGCAATGCGTTCACGTAGCTGCTGTGTGCCTTGATACTCGATAGCGATATCACGCAGCTCGTTCACCATCTCACGAATCTGATGGTCTTTCATCGATACCGGCGCTGGCGTGGCGGTGTAAAGCGGCGTTACCTTCCAATAGCACCCATCTTGCAGTGTCGACAAAGGGAGTCTTTGATGGCGATGCGTCGGATGAATTCCATCAGCAAAACAAAATCCATCTGGGTTATGAGCTGAGCGGATATACGCCACCGGCTCCGCTTCGAGCGATGCCAGCGCGATACGCGCCAGCTCCAGTTCAATTGACCATGTGCGCTCTTTGAGGGGCT